AAGCGTCGCTGACCTGCGTTCTCGCCACATGGACGGCCATAGAGCCATAATCCTTGGAATTAAAGGCAGGTTTTGCGCATTTGGCGGTAAGAGACCACCCGAAGCCATGCTCCTCATCATAATCGAAGGTCTTGCTTACAGTCTTGGGTCTCTGGCCCCATGCCCACACAAGAGACTGGGCCCCAAGCAAGGCACACTTAGCCCCGGGGACGTTACCGGCGGCTCCAAATGTAGTGAGGATAGGAACGTTCTCATGTTCGTGTACCACAACACCATCCCAGATAGCCTCAGCTCCCGTAAAGATAGGGTTGTCTTTGCCTCTGGTAAGCGCATCGCGCCGGGCCTGTGCGAATGTAGCATCCTGTTTAAGATCAAACATCACGTCAGGATGGACAAGGAGGACGAAGTAAGTCTTTCCGCCTATCCTTACCGGCCTAAGTGGAGTCTGCGACCTATTACCACCTGTAAGCGCCCATACACGAGCCCTTGAGATAAGCGCAGGAGTTATCTTATCAGCGGCGGCTATGTTAGCGTCTGCCGTAGCAGTACCACCATAGAATATCTTGGTGGGAGCGACAGCAAGAGCATCGAAACAGAGCTGATCCATTTTTTCACCGCCCCAATCCTGCAAGGCATCCCTGCTCTCAAGGTCGATAGAGAACATAGCTCTCTGGCGATCGAGGTCTCCCGAGTCTCTAACGGCATGACGATAGCGCTCAAGCGAGATTGAGAAATCATGCGTTACGAGTTTCTCTTCGTTGCCTTCGAGTATCTGCCCCGAGGTAACACCGTTGCCGGTAAGTCTCATCCTGATACCAAAGGTAATGGTATCGCCTTTAGACTTAACGAGATTGGTCTTCACATGGACTATCGAACTTGAAGAATTGCCCATGAACCTTGAAAAATATGAGGTCTTTTTGGTATCCCGGAACAATTTTTCGTCCCAGACCTTTTTCGTTAGTGGATTGTTTGTAGCAAATGAAGTCTTTGCCATGGTCTTTTAACCTCCTTTACTGTGCCTTTTTTAAAAAATCTTCCAATTCAGCATCAGACATATTAGAGACCTGAGAGGTTGTGAGTTCTTTGGCCTGACCACGAGGCGACGGGGGTGTTTTCCCATTAAGGGACCCTATATTGCCATCTGCATTAACCATTTTATTCAGTTGCGCTTCGGAGTTGTCTGGATTTACTCCGCCATTTTCCATGGAATTTAACGATCTCTTCAATTCGGCCCTCTTGGCGTACTGAATCAGGATATTTGGATCCGAAGACCCGTAAGGATCTGCCTTAAAAGAGGAGATGTTTTCCTCACTATATCCATCTTCCTTAGCCAATACTGCCATGTCATCAAGGAGATCATCCATGTTTGGCACGTATTCTTTAACGAAACGCTTTGATTGCTCAATCTGAATCAGATGTGCGTTATCGTTATTGACTTTCTGCGCCTCGCGCTCCTGTAAAATCTGATTAACTCTACGGTCTATGGCCGCTTGCGGATTATCGAAGTAATCTTCTTCGCTGGCATCACCCATAGCATCATCAGCCTCAGATACTCCCTTATTTTCTACGGGCTGTTGCTGTTGATTCTGAAGTAAAAATGCCTGTAAATCCGTAACCGATTTTCTCAGTTCTCCTATTTCATTAGACTGTCGCTGGATGAAAGCCTCTTTATCCTGTAGTTGTTTAATGACATCAGCATTATCGGTTGAATCAGGTATGTTTTTCAAATCGGAAGGTTTCGAGCCTTCTTTTTCTTCTTCCTTCCCTTTATCAACCTCATTACCTTTATCCTCGTCTTCTACAGGGGCTTTATCCTCTTCGTGAGGATGAGTATCGTCATCTTTCTCGGATGAATCTTCTTCAAGCAATTTTTCGAGTTCATCGTCTTCGAGTTCAGATGGATCGACAGTATTCTCTTCCTCTTTCTCTTCTTCTTTATTTTCGTCAGTTGTTAACATTGAACATCTCCTTGGGTGCTATTAAGCAGTATTCCCGTATTTGTGTCGGCGCCGTAGCGGTTTCCCGACCTGTTACAGTTTATTCTCGTCTATCTTATGATCTCCGCACCAGTCATCGAGATAGACGACAGGATAACCATTCATGGAAGGCGCGTGTCGGCGGCATCTTCCGAGTATTATCGGTTTACCTACCTGTTCTTCCTGTGTACCTTTGATTACGAACCACATACAAGTTCGGCATTTCATTCCCGAGCTTCTGTGTTTCCATGGGTCTGAAGACGTATTAACTTTGGGTATATCATCTGTAGGCATAATTCCTCCTGTTTAACCGGTTCCTGCGGCTTGAGTTTTAGCGGCAAGTGTTTTCTGCAATTCAGCCTGTCTCGTCTTTTCGGCTTCTGCGGCTATCTGTTGCGCTCTCTCTGCAATCTTCGCCTTGACCTTATCTTTCTCTGGCAGGTCTGAGAGGTCGATAAGTATTTCAAGTGGTATTGTCTCAGGATGTGTTTTTGAGAGTTCCGCCCATGTAGCGAAGTTAGCATGTTTCGTCGTAGGACTTGCCGCACTTTCTCCGACCGCGACATCGTATTTCGTGAGATCGGAATTAAATAGAAGTTCAAGAATATCTTGAGGATCGATTTCATCAAAGTTTTGTCCTCCAAGAGTGAGAGGTTTCTTTTTATGTGAAGTTTGAAGGATTCTTAGAATACGCATAGGCGTATAGATATGCTGAATCAACTGTACGAATTTCTTTCCTATTCCTTTTTTGGCAATAGCGAGGTTATCGAATAGGAATTCATTGCCGATAAGTCCCTGTCTTTTTTTCTCAGCGATGGCGACACCGCTTTCTTTTCTCTGTGATTGTCCCTGCAATTCAGGGTTAATATTCATAATCGAATTTATTTTATCAGTAGCAAGGGTCTCAAGGGCCACTATTTCCTTTGGGAATTTAACTCCCGCGACCTGCACGGGTGGGCGTGTAATATCCGTTAGTTTAGCGTGAAACCCGGGTGAAGATGAATTCCTTTTAAACTTATTGGCCTCTGTTTGTGTAGAGAAGGTAGTCTGTTCATAGAACCATCCGTAAGAAGCCACTTTATTCATAATATCGACTGATTGTGAGTGTCTCTTATTTATTTCAATTTGCGGGTCTTTAGCGGCATGGACTTTACCCCATACCTTTTTCCCGTGTTTTTTACTATATGATGGAACTATTCCGAAGTTTCCGTCAAAGAATTTATCTTTCGTTTTAGACAGAAGGACATTACCGGCCACCTTGGTTATAGTCATCTCGGTTTTAACACGTGGAAGGATATGAAATCCCTCCATGGTCTTTACTGCCGCGACATCATCTTTCGCCCAATCCTCTGCGTTAAACAATATGTGTTTCTTTGGATTTATGAAAGCGAACACACGTTCGTAATCCTTATGCCAACATTCGAGGACCCTATATTCTTTACGTGCTATATCGAAGATTTCGTGATTGGAGGGCGTATTAAGTATTTTATCGGGGTGTTCATAAGGCTCATCCCTATAAACTCTTTCGGGATCCATGCCATCTTCGCGCATGGCTATATCGCGCTGTATATCATCGGCCTTGTCGGGCCAAGTCTTTTTTACACGGGCGTAGCTGAACCATTTGCCCTTTATTAAATATTCACAGTCTTTGAGGTCTTTACGAAGATGAGGTCCGAACCAACAATCTGCCCATGGGTATTTTTCAATTACAATTTTACCGCGAATATCATCATCGAAATCAACTCGCAAGTTGAATAGTCCACGTCCGGCGACCATTTCATCGAGGAATACTTCGTTTTCTTCTTCATCGTAGCCATTATCTTCATTGATAACCTTTACGACAGTCGTCAAAATATCGGCGATATGTTGATCTCCATCTTCAACCGGAAAATATCTTATATCGCTTCTATTCTGTCTCTGATAGCCTGACAAAAGGTCAATCTTGGGTTCGATTTCGTTAATAGTAAGTGCCGCTCGATTTTGTCTTACGAGGTCATCCCTAATCGATTTATCCCATTGGTCGCCCTCATAGAATCTTTCGCAAGACCGTGCGTCTTTCCGGAAGTCGAATTCGTAGTCCCGGGCTTCCTTAAAAAGTTTCTGTATTTTGATGGCGATTTCATTATCTGGTTCGGGGTCTTTTTCTTCGGGTTTTTTCTTAACGACTCCGGCAAATGAATGTGAGTGTCCATCCGGCGCCGGGATGATATGCCATTGCCCCTCTACCGGGCTTTGGATTGTCTGTCCTGTACTTTGATCAATGGTAGGCATAGGAAGGGGCATTTGGTAGCCGATCTTGTGTCTATGCCCATTAGACAGAGACGTTGCCCCGGTTTTATTCGTCTTTGATAACCATGCAATATGAGAATGTCTATTATTCTTGGAAGTCCGTAAGAAAATTACGCTGTCATCCATCCCAGTCCACTCCCTTTGTATTTAGAATACTCGTCGTCATCGACTTCGTATGGATCTTTTTCTTTAACTCTGAACATTAAATCGTTCATAAAATATGTGAGTCCGAGAGCGTCGGCCTTATTAGGACTCTCAAGTCCCCGGTGTCTTAATTCTTTTTTCCCTTCGATCTTTATCTTTCCGCTGGAATCGGTATCGTATTTAATAGTTGTCAATTCACCGATAAGTTCTTCATCATTTGGAATAGAGATCGTTCCTTCTTCAAATTTTTCGCGTAACTTCCACCAAATTTCGTCACGTACCTTATGAAATCGAGCCATGTGCCGGGCAGTATTTCGAACATCCACAGAATATGTCTTCGATAAGCCCATTTCCCTTAATCTGTTATAAACTCCATTGCCCAAACCAATAATATCAACGAACAGAGCGTCAACTTCATCTTCATCACACTGAATTTTAGCCCATCCCGTTACCTGCATCGTATTTTCACTATGATTCTGACTGATCTTTATTACCTTGCCACCTCGGCGATATAATAATATGCTCGGGTCGCCTCCGCCACCAACATCTAATCCCGCAATCAAGGGATCCGTAATAGCCGGAATAATCTCCCTGTCTACAGCTGACATGACCCAATCCCATGGTATCAACGTATCAGGGTCCGATAAGGGCGGTAACCCGTTTACCCTTATCCTGAACGCATTGGAATCACGCCCGTACTTCTTCTCCATGCGCTCCACATGGTTGCTCGATACCCGTTCACTCTTCTCGGCGTCCCACTGCAATAACGCCCAATCCTTACGATTCTTAATGTGACTGTCAATCGCAAACCCGGTACTCCGAGTTGGGTTGAATATCATAAAAACAAAGTTGCATTTGCCCGTTAATGTCCCCTCAAGCGGCCTAAATACCGGGTTCGGTATGCCCGAAGCCTCATCAACCACTATCATTAAATAATCTTCGTGAAACCCAGCTAATGTCTCGGCTTGATCATCTGCACTACCCTTAACATTAACAGTCTTGGAAAATGCGAACCAACTCCGACCACCATACTCCTTTAAAAATACCTTCTCACTCTGCCATACTAACCAATCCTCAATAGCACTGTCCCTTATCCATTTACTTATTTCCGACCATAAAACTACCTTCAACTGCTTGTCTGTCGGGGCTGTACACGGTATCTTAGAATCAGGAAAACAACATAAAAACCATAAAATCACCAAACTCGCTAAAGTGTCCTTGCCAGTCCCATGACCACTCATTATGCTTATCCCTATCTTCTTCGAATACTCACGCTCCCAAGAATTCATCGGCTTATGCTCGGAAAACTTTACCTTGGCACTTACTATCTTCCTGACTTCCTCTAACCCATCCTCCTGCTGACTGCTTAACGTGAACCCTCGCTCAGTAAACCGCAACCCCTCAATAACAAACTTGCGCGGATCCTTCGCCCATGACTTTAATAAATCAATGTCACCCGGATTTACTAATATCTCATTGTCAACCTTAACAGAATCCCTCGACAACCTTAACCCCCCTCTTTGTCAACCTCAGACCGACTACGTACCACTAATTCACCACACCAATCTTCAACACTGTCTACAAGAGGAAACCCGTAACCATTGTCAACGTCACGACCATATCCCGCTTCAGGCGGACCCTTCCTGCATATCCCGCCTACCTGTGTAAAATCAAAATCCATCTCACTGAAATATGCGCAATCACGACATCTATGACTCCGCTCAACCTTCTTCCGAGTGACTTCCTTCTTACGAACCTTCCTCTTCTTCACCCGACGACCATCAGAACCTATCTCCCACTCACTATGATTATGACCTGCACACATTCCGTTACACCTCTTTTAAAAATTATATATATTTTTTTTCAGAAAAATACCCTATTCAAAATTGCATGTGGTGATTACGAGGGTACATAACATAGGGTGATGGCCGTGTTAAGGGCCGTCCCCCCCCTCCCCCCCTGCCCCTTCGCTCTGCCGGGGCGCGATGACTTGAACCCCTCAATGACCTGAAAGATATCTCCACGTGCTGATGATAGCAATCAGGAGCATGCCATCGAATACAACCGCGCAGGTGAACAGCCATAGGACCGGGACCGGTTTGTCCTCTGCCCGCTCGGCCAGCTCCCTCTGCATGCGGAGTGCCTTGGCAATATCCTTGTCCCTTGCCTTGCAATACCGCTCGTATCCCGTAGTCTCACGGTGGGGACCTGACTCATTGCCGTTGTCCGTCTCACGAACATCATCGCCTCGATTACTCATAATGCCTCTGCCCTCTCACTGTTGGTGATTGTCCCGGCGGCCTCGGCGGCCTCCTGCCGTTGACTGGGCAGTGCCTCATCGCCTAACGCATTGGTTACCGCTATTCGAGCTCCACGGACCTGCTGACCATGCGCCAGGCGGATTGTGGCAGAGATTGATTGGTTCTGCGTGCTTTTGCCATCGAGCAACCGGCGCTTATCAAACAGTATCCCATACGCCACGGCCACGGTGTTGATATTGGCCTTGGATATCTTCTCAGGAGTGATTCCATCCAGTAATAGCGCACACTTTGAGCGCAGAACGTTGGCCTCGGAATGTTGCAAGGCCTTAGCTAACGGCCTATCTACGCTCCCCTGCTCCTTCCGGAGGTCTTTTTTCACGTATTGAAGCGCTGTGCTTTTGGCAATCCCAAGTGCCTGTCCTATTTGCGCAAATGTTTTGCCTGCCTCTCTCATTGCGAGAATCAGGTCCACTTTAGCGGTGGGGAGTGCGTTAGGTCTGCGTTTGGTTTTAGTTTTGGTCTGTTTGGTAGTCATGAGAATAGATTATACACAAGCAGAGCTTAGTGTCAAGGGGCAGGGCATTGTCTACATTGTGTACACCCCCCCCTAGCGTTCCCCACACACGTGGGGATGAACCGGAGCCACGTTAGGAGTAAGTTCTACTCTACCTGCGTTCCCCACACACGTGGGGATGAACCGTGGGATAAATTCACGGGCGAGCAGAAGTTACAGCGTTCCCCACACACGTGGGGATGAACCGCCGCCATATCCATTTGGGGGAATAAGACAGAGGCGTTCCCCACACACGTGGGGATGAACCGTTTATATAGAGTAACTATTGATGGAGGCGTTGGCGTTCCCCACACACGTGGGGATGAACCGATGTTCCTGTTTCGTAAGCGTCAAAATAACCCCACCCCTTAAGGCTTGAGTTTATTGATGGTATCCCGGTTAAGGTTCATTGGCAGCAGTGCCTTAAGGTCTTTAGCTGTCTTTGCCTGCGGGATATTTTCAAAGAGATGTCTCAGATATTGATAAGGCTCCAGATCATTTGCCTTTGCCGTCTCTATGAGGCTATAGATGGCAGCGCTTGCCTTAGCCCCTCTTGGAGAGCCTGAGAACAACCAGTTTTTTCTACCAATCACAAAGGGCCGTATGGCATTTTCCGCCATATTGTTGTCCGGACGTAACCGTCCGTCCTCTGTATACCGCTCCAGACGCTCCCACTGATTAAGGGCATAGCCGATAGCC